ATTTAATTTTATATACACCAGTTTGTTGATATACTTTGTAATCGTGTATAATTTTATTAATAGCATTTTTCATATTAATGTCAATTATGTTTAATAGTTCTTTATCAACTTCAATAATTTCTTTTATATTTTTGTTGATTTTACCTATTTGTTTATATGCAATGTTTCTAACAATTGCCATATTCATATTTGTGTTTTTGTTTAACATATGTGTTTTTCTCCTTAATTGATTACTGTTTATCTTCTTTACTAAAGTTACTAATAAATCTATCAACTGTTTTTGTTCTATAATTATTTTGATAGTTTTGATAGATAGATGATATTTTTGCGTCTGTCGGTGCAAAACTTTCTTTAAATCCTTTTCTTTTAGTAAAAGGTTTGATTGTGTGTTTATACGTATAACTTGGTTGTACATAAGAATACACAGGAATTTGTATATTTAAGTTATTATCGTACTTAATAGAAGTTACTTTATTGTAGTCTTTTTTTGCAACATTTAATTTTCTTAATAATGCAATTTCAACGTTGTGTTTATTGTGTTCTTTTTTAATCATATTGTTTTTCCTTGTTTTTTTCATTGTTTATACCTTTATACTATAGGAAAAATGCTCATTTGTCAACTAAATAATGCAAAAAATGACAAAAAAAACCCTTATTTTTTTACTATGTTCTTGTTTTGTTCTCATTTCCTGCTCAAAAAAAGTGCAAAATTGCAAAATTTTACCAAAAGTTGAGTTGGGAAGTGCAGAATCAAGCGAATCAGACAAAAAATCAAGTGATTCGAAAGAAAAATTAAAAAATATGGTAGATAATAGAACGACTCACGCTCAAGTAAGTTGTAATTTTTGAGATAAATAGACATATGAAAGAAAAATGTCAAAATTGCGGACATAATTGTCATTGTGGAAACAAATGTGAGCAAGAAATCATCAATGAATTTAATGAAAAATATAAAATCGAATGTTGTGGACATTGCAGACACGAAAAAAAGATGGATTTTGATCCTGATGAAGTGAAATATGACGCAATGTGGCTACGATTCATTTAATGGAGCATAAAAATGGGAAAAAATAGAGAATTTTACTTTTGGAGTGAAAAAGGTTTAGAAGAAAAAACAGAACAAATGAGTTTGAAGAAAGCCGTCAAGTCAATTCAATCAAAATTTATAGAAAATAAAGATAAAATTATAGGTGTTGAATATATTAGTAAAAAAGGCAAAAAAATTGTGTCATCAATACAATTGCCGTTAGGTAGAAAGAAAAAATTAGGTAAATAATGGCAAAAGTAAGTAAAACGTTTGTAGCAAGAGAAAAAAATTACAAAAAATCATCACTTGGTAATAAAAAACGAAGTGTTAAGTTTTCATCAATGAATAAATCTAAAAAACGTAGTTGGAAAGCGTATAACGGACAAGGAAAAGGAAAATAATGATAACAGGTGAGTTTGTCATAAAAAAAAATGGTAAATTAGAAAAATATAATAGATATGATGATATACCAAATAGTTTTGAACACTTAATATCATTTAAACCTGATTATCCAACTGAACCACATACGGAAGAACAACACAATCAAATGTCAAAGTATAATGATTATTTAAAGGAGTTAATGTCACGTGCCAGCGGTAACTAGAATTGGAGATGCAGATGTTCCTCATTGTTCTGGAATGACAAGAGCTGAAGGATCCCCAAATGTAAGAGTAAATAGTATTCCTGTTTCACGTCAAGGTGATAATAACACATCACATTTAATACCAGCAGCTGTGTGCCCACCTCATACAGCACCTATTGCTGTAGGTTCAACCACTGTTTTTATTAATGGCAAAGGTTGTGGTCGTATTGGAGACGCAATATCTAGTTGTACAAGTGTGGCTGAAGGTTCTTCAAATGTTTTTGCAGGATAACGTATAAATATTACTGTTATGCCAAACTATGATGCTAGTAGCACCAATAATTCTAAAAGATCAACCAGAATCTATAAGGATTTAGATTTAGATTTTGGTCGTAATGTGGTTACAAATGATGTTAATAAATTGACAGATGTTGAGGCAGTAAAAAGAAGTGTTAGAAATTTACTTAACACAAGACATTATGAGAGACCTTTTCATCCTGAAATAGGTGCAGGTGTTAGGGATTTATTATTTGAACCAGTTACTCCTTTGACTGCTATTAACTTACAAAGAAAAGTTGAAGAAGTATTATTAAATTTTGAACCAAGAATTAATTTAGTTCAAATATTAGCAAGTCCAGATTTGGATAGAAACAGTTATCATTTAAGAATTATGTTTTATGTTGTTGGCGTTTCTGATCCAGTAACAGTAGAAACATTTTTAGAAAGATTAAGATAAAATGGCAAGTAATAAACTCGTAGTATCAGATTTTGATTTTGATAATATTAAATCAAACTTAAAAACATTCTTACAAGATCAAACTGAATTTTCAGATTATAATTTTGAAGGTTCAGGATTTTCAATCTTATTAGATACACTTGCTTACAATACACATTATCTAGGTTTCAATGCCAATATGTTGGCAAACGAATTATATTTGGATAGTGCAGACATAAGAAAAAATATTGTTTCATTAGCAAAGATGTTAGGATATACTCCGTCATCTCCAAAAGCTCCTGTAGCAAATGTAGATATACTTTTAAATAATGCTTCAGGCAATTCTGTGACAATGAATAAAGGAACAACGTTTACATCTACAGTAGATGGAATATCATACCAGTTTGTTACAAATACAGATACAACAATTACACCTTCTAATGGTGTTTATAGATTTTCAGATGTTGACATTTATGAAGGTACATTAGTTACTTATAGATATACCGTTGACAGTACAGATGTAGATCAAAAATTTATTATTCCAAGTGTAAATGCTGATACTTCAACTTTAAAGGTTACAGTTCAATCTTCAGCAAGTGATACGTCATTAACAACTTATATTTTGGCTAGTGGATTAAAAAGTTTAACTTCAACATCAAAAGCATATTTTTTACAAGAAACAGATACAGGAAAATTTCAAGTATATTTTGGTGATGGTGTGTTGGGACAAAATTTATCAGACGGTAACATTGTAATTTTAGAATACATTGTTACAAATAAAGAAGAGGCAAATGGTGCTTCAACTTTTGATTTATCAGGTTCAATAGATAGTTTTACAAATGTTTCAATTACAACTAATTCATCAGCACAAGGTGGTGCAGAAGCAGAGTCAAAAGAATCAATTAGATTTAATGCACCTCTACAATACACAGCACAAGATCGTGCTGTAACTACAACAGATTACGAAACAATTGTAAAATCAATTTATCCAAATGCTTTATCAGTAAGTGCTTGGGGTGGTGAAGATGATGAAACTCCAGTTTATGGTGTTGTAAAAATTGCTATTAAAGCGGCGTCAGGTTCAACTTTAACAAACGCAACTAAAAATAATATAGTTACATCTTTACGACCATATAACGTGGCGTCAGTAAGACCAGAAATTGTTGATCCTGAAACTACATCATTATTACTAACAGTTAATGCAAAATATAATAAGAACGCAACAACTAAAACTGCTGAAACTTTAAAATCTGAAATCTTAGACGCAATAATAAATTATAATACAAACACTTTACAAAAATTTGATGGTGTGTTTAGATACTCTAAATTAACAGGATTGATTGATGACGCTGATACTTCTATTCTTTCAAACATAACAACTGTTGATATGAGGAAATCTTTTACACCTACAATAAATTCATCTACAAAATATGATGTTTACTTTAGAAATGCAATTTATAATCCTCATACAGGACACGAGCCAATTCTTTCTTCATCAGGATTTAAAGTTTCAGGTGACTCAAGGGAAATGTTTTTAGATGATGATGGACAAGGTAATGTGAGAAGATATTATCTTGTTTCTGGAATTAAAACATATGCAAATAACTTACAAGGCACTATAGACTATTCTACAGGACAAATTACAATTAATTCTTTAAACGTTTCATCTATTTCAAATATTAGAGGTGCTTCATCATCTGTAATAGAATTGACAGTTACACCAAGTTCTAATGATGTTGTTCCTGTAAGAAATCAAATTGTAGAAATAGATATTGCAAATTCAAATATAACAGTTGATGAAGATACTTTTGTTGGAGGATCATCTGAGGCTGGCGTAGGATATACAACATCATCAAGTTACTAATGTACAATGGCAAAATTTAATGATAAAATTTCAACACTTATCAATAGTCAATTACCAGATTTTGTAGTTGATGATCACCCACAGTTTGCCCAATTTCTAAAAACTTATTTTACATTTATGGAATCTGCCGAGTTGCAGGTTACCAGTATTGAATCTACAGACGGTATTACTTTAGAAAACGAAACAGGTCGTACAGATAATCTATTATTAGACGGAAGTAAAATTAGTTCAGAAAGAACACAACTAGACGCTGACGATAAAATAATTTTAGAAGATTCATCTTTTGGTAAATTTGCAGTAGGTGAAACTATTACAGGTAGTTCTTCAAACGCAACTGCTACTGTTGTTGCTGAAGATTTAGAAAATAATAGAATTTTTATATCAGCACAAGATAAATTTATAAAGGGAGAAATTGTAACAGGCAATTCTTCTAACGCACAAGCAATCATTAATAACTATCGTCCTAATCCTGTAAATAGCATTCAACAACTTACAAACTTTAGAGATACTGATAATGTTATTTCTGATTTTTTAACAAACTTTAGAGATGAGTTTTTAAAAACAATACCTGAAAATTTAGCTCCTAATTTAAATAAAAGAAATTTAATTAAAAATATTAAGTCCATGTACCGATTAAAAGGTACTGAAAGGGGACACGAGTTATTTTTTAGAATTTTATTTAATGATGTATCGGAAACATTTTACCCAAGAGAACAAATGTTACGTGTTTCTGCTGGACAATGGGACACACAAAAAGTTTTAAGAGCTATATCAACCACTGGTAATACAATTAATTTAGTAGGTCGTACTATTACGGGACAAACGTCAGGTGCAACAGCCGTTGTTGAATCAGTAAAAAAACTTATTTTAGGTAATAATGAAGTTTCTGAATTTATAATAAACAATGATACGTATGATGGTGTATTTACAATGGGTGAAGAAATTAGAGGAACAACTTCCGACTTGGATGATTACTTTATTAAAGCAAATATCACAGGTATACCTGGTTCAAAAACAATTAATAATGACGGTAATCTTTATTCATATACAGACCTAATTTCTGTAAATGGTGGAGGGGTTGGAGCTACATTTTCTGTAAATGATATTGGTTCTGGAGGTATTACTGAAATAATTGTTGATGACGGTGGTTCAGGTTATTCTATGGGTGATAATTTAGTTTTTAATAATACAGGAACACAAGGAGTTAATGCATCTGGATTTGTTTCAGTTGTTAATGGAGGTTTTACACAAGAATCATCTACATCCCCAACAGAAGATCACATTATATTAGAAGATGAAACTACAAGTGATGATACATATTCAGGAAATAAAATAGTACAAGAAACAGGAACTGGAACTGGCGATATTACTGATATTTATATTACAAATGCAGGTTCTGGATATATTTCATTACCTATTGTTTCGATAACATCATCTTCTGGTACGGATGCAAAAATATTATCTTACGGATCTGAAATAGGAAGAATTATAGGAATAAAAACAAATGAATTAGGAGAAGGATATGAAAATTCTCCATCACCTCCTACTTTGAATTTTTATCAAAATTTAATTTTAACTACAGTAACAGGAAATTTTAACATAAATGACACAGTTACAGGTAGTTCTTCTGGTGCCACTGGAACAATAGTTAACTATGATAATGACAGAAATTTATTAAAACTTAAAAATGTAATAGGTAATTTTTCTTTAGAAGAAACAATAACATCTTCAGGTGGCGGTAGTTCAGTTTTAAACAAATTAGATGTTGCAAATATTAGCGTAGATGTTGTTTCTGTAGGTGATACAGACGGTAAGTTTTTAAATGAAGATGGTTTTATTTCTGAACAAACAATGAAGATACAAGATAGTTTATACTATCAGGACTTTTCTTATGTATTAAAAGTTGGTCAATCAATTAATAATTGGCGTAATTCTTTTAAAAAGACAATGCACACCGCTGGTTTTTATTTCACAGGACAAGTTGATTTAACAAGTAGATTGAATTTACAAATTAAAAGAATTACTGGAATTAATTCTGGAATTACAGAAATTTTAAGAAGTATTTTAACAAAATTATATTCTACAATTATAGGAAGAAGATTAGGAACTGAAACTGATGGAACATCTTTAAGAACAAATCCTAAATTAGCTGTATCAGCAGATTTTGATACTAGTACTATTACTCCGTTTGATAAAACAAC